CAGATTGACACCCTAATTGTTCAGCGTGGCGCAATAAAAAAAGGTGGCGGTTGTCTTGTAGTTATTGATAAAATAGAGGAAACTACACCCATTACATAAGGATTTGTATGGAAAACTGTGCATTATTCCTAGCAACAATGCTACATTCTGCGACCAACACGCATTTCTTTCATTGGTCAACCGATTCCTACGCAAAACATAAGGCTTTTGCTAAATACTACGATGGTATTGTTGGCTTAACAGACACCTTTGCCGAATCTTATATGGGCAAATACGGTAAATTTAACGCCTTTCCAAGCGTGTACCACCAGCCTAAAGACCCAATACGCTACATGGAATCCTTACAGAACTTTGTTAAGGAAGCCCGCCAAGACCTACCCCAAGACCCCGAACTACAAAATATCATTGATGAGATCGCAGGCCTCATTAACAGCACCGCTTATAAACTTAAGTTTTTGAAATAAGGATATTTATGCCACTCGTAAAGTCAGGTAGCCCCGAAGCAGTCGGTAAGAACATTAAGACCGAGATGAAGGCAGGCAAGCCCAAGAAACAAGCCGTAGCTATTGCTTTAAGCGTTGAGCGTGAGAACGCTAAAGGAAGTCGCAAGGCAAAGCTAGAGGATGCCTACGCTAAGTACATTGAGGAAAAATGAGCCGCAGAGATGACATTCGTGCGGCAGTAGAAAAGCACGATAAGCCAATCCCCAAGACTACGACAGGTAAGGATAAGAACTACCTGCCCACAGATCAAGGCGCAGGCATGACCGCCAAAGGTCGTGAAGCCTACAATCGCAAGAACAACGCTAACCTAAAAGCCCCCGCCCCAAATCCCAAGACTGATGCCGATAAGGGTAGAAAAGCTAGTTTTTGTGCAAGAATGGGTGGGGTAGTAAAGAACAGCAAGAACGCTGAACGAGCAAAAGCAAGCATGAGGAGATGGAACTGTGGCTAAACAAGGACTATACGCAAACATTCACGCCAAGCGGGAACGCATTAAGGCTGGATCAGGCGAGAAGATGCGTAAGGTAGGTAGCGAAGGCGCACCATCCGCTAAAGACTTTAAAGAATCTGCTAAAACTGCTAAACCTACTCGTAGAGAGATGATTGCTTCTAAGATGAAGGATATGTGATGTTTAAAAAAGAAAAGATTAAGCCTGAAAACAGCTTATTACAGACCCATAAAGAATCCACGCTAGAAAAACAACAGAGATTGCGCCTAGAGCGTAGGGCCATGCTTGCCAACAAACTGAAAGACATGGATAAAGAAGTAAAATAGTAGTAGAATTAACTTATCTTAATCAACCACTTGGTTAAATATGAAAATTCAAGATGTTGCTGTAAACAAGCTAATCCCTTATGCCAAAAACAGCCGAACACATAGCGATCAACAGGTCGCACAAATTGCCGCCAGCATTAAAGAGTTTGGTTTTCGCAACCCAATCTTAGTCGATGGAGTAGGCGTTATTGCAGGCCACGGAAGGCTCTTAGCCGCCCAAAAGCTAGGCCTAGACAAAGTTCCAACCATAGACTGTTCAGACATGACAGAAAGCCAAAAGAAGGCTTATATCATTGCAGACAATAAGCTGGCATTAAACGCTGGATGGGATAACGACCTATTAAAACTTGAGATTGGCGATTTGCAAGACGAAAACTTCAATATCGACCTTTTGGGCTTTGATGTATCTGAACTCAATTTCACCGAGGTAGACTATTCAATCCTTGATGACGAGGATGTTAGTAAACAACTATCGGATATGGCAAATGGCGTAAGAAAAGCTATTCAGATTGAATTTGAACCCGAACATTACGATGAGGCTTTTGAACTAGTCAAGTTTTGGCGAGATGAAAAAGCCTATGTAGGCATGATGCTGGTCAACTACTTGAAGGCTGAGAAAGCCAAGCTATGATCCTTAAACAGGGCGAAACGAAGGGTATCAAATTCTATTACCGAGAGGGGTTTTCGGATCAAAAAACCTTTGAAGAAGTAATCGGGAACAATACATATCAGAAAAAAGGGTTCAAAATCCTACCCGATGAGAACTGGATGGATTGCGGGGGCAATGTAGGGGCGTTTACTCTGCTAGCCTGTTCTAAAGGCGCAAATGTAACGGTATACGAACCTGATCCATTTAATTGCGAGATGCTGGAAAAGAACCTAAAACTTAACGGGTTCAAGGCAACCGTAAAGCAGGTCGCACTTGTTCATAACGATACTAAAGAAATCATCCTATTTATAGGAAACAACAACAATGTATGGCGCAACTCCATCATTAAGAAATGGAATAACAAGGGTATCAAAGTTCCATGCCTGAACTTTAACGAGGAAGCCAAAAACTTTGACTCCTGCAAGATGGATATTGAGGGCGCAGAAATGCCAATCCTAGAGAATTATTCCCATATATTCAACAAGTTAGTGTTTGAATGGAGTTTTGATATAGACCCTAGTTTGCCTAGGTTTTGGGCTATTGTTGAAAAGTTGCAAAAAGATTACAAGGTAGCACCCGTTGGTAATACAGGTAAGTTCGTCAGCCGTGATTACGATACATGGCAAAAGTCATGGTTTCCTGCTTGTACTAATGTTTACTGCACCCAATGAAAACAGTCGAATTAATCAAAATAGACCACAGCGTAAAGATTGGTGATATTTGCGGTGATATTGAACCCAATATTACTGAGGACACCCTATTCACCGCTGATGGAGTGCCTGTTGGCTTTTACATTAAAGAGATTACAGGAAAGCTCAAACAGCTTGCCGATGTCGCTAACGCAGAACTACTAAGTGAAAGAGTGCCTAAGAGTGAAATGAGGCGTTCTAGTGGTTTAAGAGATAGTCAGTTTGAGGTTAAGCAGTTCAGCACCATTCTTGGAAGTTGCCCGCCCAAACCTCACATGAAACGGCCCTATCCAGCTATTTCAAGCGTTCATCAGGTTAAGACAGCCCAAACCTTCATAAAAGCAATGTATTTGCTATGCAAAGAATCTGAGAACCTAGTCAAAGAGATTATTCCTGAGATATACGCTAAACAAAAACAGATCATTACTGAAAAAGTGCCGCCAAAGTTCAGGTTTGGAGAACTATTCACCTCAAGCATTAGCAACTTCAACATTCCTGCCCCATTCCATAGGGATGCAGGCAATCTTGAGGGGTGTGTGAATGTCATTATTGCTAAAAAGGTTAATGCTAAAGGTGGGAATACAACTGTTCCTGATTACGGTGCAACGGTAGACAGTAGGGATAACTCTATGCTGGTATACCCAGCTTGGAGAAATGTTCATGGTGTAACCCCTATCAGACCTACCGCAGAGGGTGGTTATAGAAATAGCCTAGTGTTCTACCCGCTAAAAGCCTTCAACAATTACTGGGATTAAAACGGAGTTATAAAAATGACTGGAAAAGGCAGACCCCCGCACAAACCCTCAAAAGAGAGCAGAGAACAAGTCAAACGCTTATCTGCATTGGGATGCCCGCATGAGGATATAGCTACCCGTTTAAAAATAAGTGCTGATACGCTAGTGAAGTATTACCAAGATGAACTAGACGAAGGCCGTATAGATGCTAACTCAGCTATTGCTGGCACTTTGTTTAATCAGGCAAAGAAGGGCAATACTGCTGCCGCTATCTTTTGGCTAAAGACACGGGCTAGATGGAAAGAAACTCAAGTCAATGAGGTTACGGGTTCTAACGGTGGCGATATAAGAATCACATGGGCAGATGAGTAGCCCTGTAAAGCTGAAATACCGCCCTAGAAGCGTTTTTGAGGACTTTCACACCCGTAAGCAACGCTGGGCAGTTATCGTAGCCCACAGGCGTTGTGGTAAGACTGTAGCCTGTATTAATGATTTGATAGTCAAAGCCCTGCTAGAAAACAAAAAACACGCCCAATACGCTTACATTGCCCCTTTTTACTCACAGGCCAAATCAGTAGCTTGGAGATACTTGGAACGCTTTTCTGAGCCTTTCATGACTAAAGCCAATCAGTCAGAGTTATGGGTTGAATTGGTTAATGGGGCTAGGATTAGACTATTTGGCGCAGATAACCCTGACGCACTTCGAGGCAATTTTTTAGATGGCGTAGTCATGGACGAAATGGCCGATATGAAACCATCAGTATGGGGTGAGATTATTCGTCCTTTATTATCAGACCGTATCGGTTGGGCTACATTCATTGGGACACCAAAGGGCCACAATTCTTTTTATGACATTTTTAACGAAGCCCAAAAAAACCCGAATTGGTATGTGAAGACTCTACGGGCAGACCAAACCAACCTTTTGCCACAAGCCGAACTAGACGATGCAAGAGCCTCAATGTCTGATAACCAGTACGAGCAAGAGTTCCTCTGTAGCTTTGAAGCCGCAATACTTGGCGCATTCTACGGTCAGGAGATGCGTAGGATTACAGACCTTGAGCGCATTACCTCGGTAGACTATGACCCGATGTTCCCTTGCCATACCGTTTGGGACTTGGGGTTCAACGATTCCACGGCTGTGATTTGGTTTCAGGTCGTATACGGTGAGATACGGGTGTTAGACCACCATTCTAGTAACGGTCAGGCTATCCCTTACTACACAGGTTTACTAGCCCAAAAAGAGGATCAATACGGGTACAAGTATGGCTATCACTACCTACCCCATGACGCTAGGGCTAAAACATTGGCGAGTGGTGGTAAGAGCATAATCGAACAAATTGCGACAAAAATTGACATAAAACATTTAAAAATCGTACCAAACCTATCACTTCAGGATGGAATACAAGCTACAAGACTTGCATTAACCCGCTGTTGGTTTGATAATAAGTGTGACGAACTAATTGAATGTTTGCGCCAATACCAAAGGGAGTGGGATGATGATAAGAAAGTATTTAGAGATCGCCCGAAACACGATTGGACATCACACTCTAGCGATGCGATGCGTTATCTCAGCATTGTTTGGAAAGATGAGGACAGCCCTATCCTCAAAGATACAAGGGTTAAAGGCGTATCTATCGGGGAAAACGAAGTGACCTTAAACGAATTGTGGAAGCAAACACCTAAACAAACACACCGCAGGATATAAACATGGATCACACCTACGAAGATTGGTACAACTGTATTGCTGGCTACGAGAGGTCGTATAAAGAATGGGAAGCCCGTGCTGACCGCATCATCAAGCGGTATCGTGATGACAGCCGTACTAGGAATAACCCCAATGCTCGGTTTAATATTCTTTGGTCAAATGTTCAGACCATCACCCCAGCTATCTTTGCAAGACTGCCCCGCCCTGATGTAAGCCGTAGGTTTAGGGATAACGATCCTGTAGCACGGGTAGCATCGATGATGCTTGAACGGGCATTGGACTATGAGATTACCCATTATGGTGACTACAAGTCAGCCATGAGTCAGTCGGTCTTAGACCGTTTACTGGGTGGGCGTGGTACATCGTGGGTACGCTACGAACCACACATTGCTGGTGAAGTTGGTGGCATGGCTGAAGGTATGCCTGAAGATGGGCTACAGGTAACTGAAGATACAGACGAAGCCGAAACCGAAGGCGGTATCTTTCGTGAGGATCAAGAACGCATTGAGTACGAATGTGCGCCTGTTGACTATGTGTATTGGCGTGACTTTGGGCATACGATTGCCCGTACATGGGAAGAAGTGACCGCTGTATGGCGCAAGGTCTACATGGAACGCCCTGCCCTTGTGGAACGCTTTGGTGAGGAACTGGGCGGTAAGATACCCCTAGACACCAAACCCGAAACCACAAAGACTTTTAATGAGAAGATGGGTGAAGGTGCATCCGAAGCCGTTATCTACGAGATATGGGACAAGACTACGGGTGAGGTTATTTGGCTATCAAAGTCAATGGGTAAGATTCTTGATACCCGCCCTGACCCGCTTAAACTTGAGAACTTTTGGCCCTGCCCTAAACCCCTGTACGCTACACTTACGACAGACAAGCTAGAGCCGATTCCTGACTTTGTTCTATACCAAGACCAAGCCAAGCAGTTAGACACGCTTGCAGACCGCATAGACGGCTTTATCAACGCCTTAAAAGTACGGGGTGTTTATGATGCATCCGAACCTAGCCTTGCAAGACTATTCTCCGAGGGTGAGAACAATACCCTGATTCCTGTTAAGAACTATGCCGCCTTTAGTGAGAAGGGCGGGATGATGGGGGCTATTAACCTTGTAGACATTGCCCCAATATCCCAAGCCTTACAAATGTCGTATCAGGCAATGGATCAGGTCAAGAACCAAATCTACGAGATTATGGGTATTGCTGACATCCAACGGGGGCAGACAGACCCTAATGAAACCCTTGGCGCACAGATTATTAAGTCTAATAACGCCAGCGGTAGACTCAAGACCATGCAACACGCTGTCGTAGACTTTGCTACTGAACTTTTGAGCATCAAGGCTCAGATTATTTGCAACCACTTTACAGACGATACGATTGTCAAGATTAGTGGTGCAATGCAACTAAGCCCACAGGATCAAGCATTAATCCCACAAGCCCTAGCCTTATTGCGTAACGAATCCGCTAAAAACTTCCGTGTTGAGGTGACTAGCGACTCGATGATATTCCAAGACGAACAGCAGGAAAAAGCTGACAGAATGGAGTTTTTATCCGCAATGAGTGGGTTCTTACAACAGGCAGTCCCAGCGGCACAATCTACCCCCGAACTGACCCCCATGTTGGTCGAGATGCTGAAGTTTGGTGTCACCGCATTTAAGGCTGGTAAAGGCTTAGAAGGTTTAATAGACGAAACTGCTGACAAGTTCCGTGAGCAAGCGAAGATGGCAGAAGGACAACCCAAACCACCTAGCCCTGAACAACAGAAGATGCAAATGCAGATGCAGATTGAACAAGCCAAGATACAGGCTAAACAATCTGAAATGCAGATGCAATTACAAATTGACCAGCAAAAGATGCAAATGCAGATGGAACTGGAAAAGGCTAAACAAGAATACCAAGCCCAAGAAAATCAACTTAAGTTCCAACTTGAAGAACAGCGTAACGCTATGGATCGTGAGATGGAGATTAAAGTCGCTCAGATGAAGATGCACACCGAACGCAATACGCAGGTCTTGTTAGCGCATATTAACAACGGGGCTAAGATTGAGGTTGCCCGTATTGGTTCAGATGATTCTGATGGCGCACAAGCCTACATGACCGAGATGGATATGGCCGAATCTATGAAACATCCTATGCAACCGATTGCCGATGCTATTAGCATGAGCAACCAGCAAATGACCCTAGCATTAGGTGATTTGGTAAACACCATTAACGAGAACCACAATAGACCGAAGCAGGTAGTTCGAGGACAAGACGGTAAGATTATTGGAGTCCAGTAATGCCTATAACAGTCAAGCATAGTAAGACTTCAGCAATACCTGACGCTGGGGACTCAACCCTAGTCCAGCCATCCGATTGGAATGCCGACCATACCCTAACGGGTCTTGGCACAATGGCAGAGCAAAACGCCAATGCGGTAGCGATTACGGGTGGAACAATTAGCGGGGTAACTATCCCTGCATCCAATGTCACAGGAACACTACAAGTAAACCAAGGCGGTACGGGTGCTACAACCCTGACAGGCTATGTCAAGGGCGCAGGAACTACTGCTCTGACAGCTTCCTCGACCATTCCCAATACAGACATTACGGGACTAGGCACGGCATCGACAAGAGATGCTGGGTCAGCTAACGGAGTCGCTACCCTAGATGCTGGCGGTAAAGTACCTGTAAGCGAACTTCCTGCCGCAGTCCTAGGCGCACTTAGCTATCAAGGAACATGGGATGCAAGCACTAATACCCCCACTCTTACTTCTTCTGTTGGCACTAAAGGTTATTACTATGTTGTCAGCGTTGCTGGTAATACTAACCTTGATGGGATTACTGATTGGCTTGTGGGCGATTGGGCAGTCTATAACGGCACAGTTTGGCAGAAGGTCGATAACACCGAAACGGTAACCTCGGTCAATGGTCAAGTCGGAGCAGTCGTATTAACCACGACTAATATTGCTGAAGGTACAAACGAATACTTTACTCAAGTTAGGGCTAGAACTTCTATTAGTGCTGGTACAGGCATTAGTTATGACAATACGACAGGCGTAATTACTAACTCTAGCCCATCTTTAGGTGGTAATGTTGTTGGCCCAGCAAGTGCTACTGACAATGCCGTAGCCCGTTATGACTTAACAACAGGCAAGCTAATACAAAACAGCGTAACCCTGATTGACGATACAGGCAATGCAAGCGGCATTCTTTCCCAGCAATTTAGCGATGGCACAGCCGTAACCCTAGCCGCAGGAAAGATTTGGTACAACGGCACTACTGGTAGCTGGAACGCTGGTATGGGTGGTGGCAATGTTACCCAACAGATTGGCGAAGAACTGTTTGTTTACGGTAAAGCTAGTGCCGCTATTACGGATAGTCCATTACAAATCATTTATCAAACAGGTGCAACAGGAGCAAGCGGTGTTATTCAATTTGCACCTACTATTGCAGGCATTACTGACGGAACTCTTGTTATTGGCGTTGCTACTGAAAATATTGCTAATAACGGATTTGGCAGGATTACTTCTTATGGTGTAGTGCGTGGCATTACCACTAATGGCACAGCTTTTGGTGAAACATGGGCAGATGGTGATGAGATTTACTACAACCCCGTAACTGGTAACCCTACCAACATAAAGCCTGTAGCCCCTAATGTTAAGGTTTCTGTTGGAACTTTAATTCATGCTGGTGCTGGGGGTTCAGGTTCTATTCAAGTAGAAATTAATCACGGTAGCGTTCTAGGTGGCACAGATGCCAATGTCCAAATAACTAGCGTATCTAATGGTCAAATCCTCAGTTATGACGGTGGCAATGGTTATTGGAAAAACACCGACTTAACCGCAGGAACAGCAATTTCTGTAGCTGAATCAGCCAATGGTGTATTGACCATTAACAATACAGGCGTAACTTCTGCGGTAGCTGGTACAGGTATTAGCGTAAGTGGTGCAACTGGGGCGGTTACTGTGACCAATACTGCCCCCGATCAGACCGTTATTCTGACAGGTGGCACAGGGATTAGCACTAGCGGTACATATCCTAACTTCACAATAACCAATACTGCGCCCGATCAAACAGTCAGTCTTACAGGTGCAGGTACTACCAGCATTAGTGGGACTTACCCTAATTTTACTGTTACAAGTAACGACCAATATGTAGGTACGGTTACTAGCGTAGCCGCATTAACCCTTGGAACTACAGGTACAGACCTTAGTTCTACAGTCGCTAACGGCACTACAACCCCTGTAATCACCCTGCAAGTACCAACAGCGTCAGCTACCAATCGAGGTGCGTTAAGTTCTACCGATTGGAGTACATTTAACGGCAAAGCCAACGCTTTTACCTATACGACTAACTACATCCCGTATGGTCAAGGCACTACCACGCCTACCCAATCGGCTAACCTGACCTTTGATGGCACAACCCAATCTGCCCCAATCCAACGGGCTAGTAACGGGATTGTGACCAATAACAAGACTATTGGCACTAGCTTTACTATCCCCGCAACAGATAACGCTATGTCATCAGGGCCAGTTACCTTATCAAGTGGCGTAACCGTTACAGTTTCTAGTGGGTCACGCTGGGTAGTTCTGTGAGTTTTGCTACCGCTTTTCAAGCTAATGCGTTTCAAGTAAATGCGTTCCAAATCTATATACCGCCTACGCCTACAGATACAAAGGCTGGTGGCGATGATGCGACATGGACAGAGGATGATTTAAAGAGATTACGCAAGCTATCCGCAAAGATAGCGGAAAGACAGCGCAAACTTGAAAAAGCAGTTAAAGACGCTAAAGCAGAACGCAAACAAGCGTTCAAAGATTTAATTGATCCTGTTGCAAAAGTTAAGAAAGCTAAAGTACAATCCAAACAAGAGGTTAAGGCTGATATACCGTCAGACGATACACTAGATTTACAGCGGTCTATAAGCTACCTTGAAAGACAACGGGATAACATCCTTGAGGCAGTAGCTTACAGACACCAGCAATATCTCATCCAAGAGCAATTGCGAGTAATGGAAGCCCAACGCCAAGAGGAACTTGACGATGAGAGCGCATTATTACTACTGATATAAGTGCAGACGCACAATATAAATTAGCTTACGAACACCTACACGCTGGCAGATATGAGGCTGGCTTTAGAGGATTTGAATATCGCTGGCATCCTGACATTATTGCCAAACAAGCCCAACCTTACGCACCTGCTTTAAAAATGCCCATATGGAGAGGCGAACCCTTAATTAATAAGTCGATTACCGTACAGATGGAGCAAGGCTTTGGTGACATTATTATGTTTGCCCGATTCTTACCCGCTTTAAAGGCTTTAGGCGCAAAGCAGGTCGTAGTCCTACAGGAAGGTACACTTCACCACCTCTTAGGGCAAATCCACGCTGTAGATGTGTTTAGCAACGATTTAACGCAAGGTGCTGCTATTGAATCTGATTACTGGATAGGCTCAATGTCGCTGCCGTACTACATTTCGTTACAGCATCCCATCGTCAAGGCTATGTTTCCTGTAACACGCAAGAAAATTGTAGGCTCAGAAGGCTATTTACACGCTATTCCTAGCAACATTCCACCTAAAATCGGGGTAAATTGGGAAGCATCTAAGCAAACCTTGTATTACATCAAGTCTATTGCCAATGAGCATATGGCTGAAATGGTTGGGGATGACGCTTATAGCCTAAATCCCAACTCTGATGGTCTATTTCACCCACTTCCCAACGATGGTTGGAAGAAAAACTGGGTACAAACCGCATCCCACATGAAGGCAATGAAGGGAATCGTAACCGTAGACACGGGAACAGCCCATCTTGCTGGTGCTTTGGGGGTTAAATGCGTTGTTTTGTTGCAAAAAGAAGAATTTGTATGCTGGCGGTGGAAAAATGCCCGTTGGTATGACAGTATTTGCTTGTTAAGACCCAATGAATACGATCAACTACCTGAACTCATAAGGAGAATGTAATGATTTGCCCGAATTGTGGATATTCCCAAGAAAATCATGTTGAAGTTAAGCAAACTGATGAGGAATTCTTCTTAGAATGGTGGACACCTACCATTGGTTTAGAAGCCGCCAAAGCATCTTGGCAGGACAAGGTAGCCATGAAGTCTAGGGTAGCCCCTATGGTGATGCCTGACATACAAGGTCACATAAGCATGGCTGACGGTACATGGGTAGGCAGCCGATCCGCACACCGTGAGAACTTAAAGCGTAATAACTGCGTGGAAATAGGCGATGCTGTGCCAATGCAGCAAAAAACACCTGAAATTAGCCGCAAAGACCAAGAAGCCCGTAAACGGCAGATTGCTGAAATAGCGTATTCAAAACTTAACTATAGATAGGTAAAACCATGTCAGATGACCGCAGAGAGTTACTAGAAGCCGCATTAGAGCAAGCCGAAGAAGGCACACTTGAAGCACCTATTGAAAAGGAGATTGAAGTAAATGACGATCCAATCCAAGCCGAAGAAACCCATAGCGAAGAAAACCGTGACGAAAAAGGTCGCTTCAAAAGTAAGCAGGAAGAACCCGATAGCCAAGACGATACCGATCAAGAACCTGAACTGGTTGCAGAAGCTAGTGATGTTAATGAAGAACCCGAAATAAAACGCCCTACTACTTGGAAAAAAGAGTATGTAGAGGTATGGAACAAAATGCAAGAGGGCAAGCCTTTAGATAAAGCGGAGTTTGCTAAGTTTGCTGAATACGCCAACCAACGGGAAGCTGAGTACAAGAAGGGCGTATCTGCCTACAAAGCAGAAGCCGACAATGCACGGCAATTAACCGAAGCAATTGGCCCATTCGTTCCTGAACTACAAAAGCATGGCATTCACCCTGTTACTTGGATACAAAGTCTAGGTCGGGCGCATTACACGCTGGCTAATGGAACATATGAACAGAAGATAAATGCCTTTAATAGACTTGCACAAGATTATGGAATACAATTAAATCAAGATGCACTTCAGATGCCTGAACAGGCGTATGTAGACCCGTATCAACAGCAGTTAATGCAACAGCTACAAGCAACACAACAGCAGGTGCAACAACTGTCAGCGATACGGGAGCAAGAAGAAAATGCTCGGTTGACCCAAGAAATCAATCGGGTAAGTAGTGACAGAGAGCGGTTTCCGCACTTTGACATGGTACGGGAAGATATGGCTCAATTACTTGAGAGAGGTATAGCCCAAGACCTTGAAACGGCTTATGCCAAAGCGGTGCGTATGAATGATGAAGCGTTCAAGCTAGAGCAGGATAAACTCCTGAGATCAGCAGGTTCACAAGCATCTAAGGCACAGCAAGTAGCTAAAGCTAAAGCAACTGCTGTTAGTCCACGATCCGTTACTCCTAGCGGTCAAGTGAAAAGCACAGATGCAAAGGATAGACGATCCTTACTGATGGCTAATTTAGCCGATGCAGAGGGTGGTCGGGTTTAACTTAACTTAATAAAGGAAATATCATGGCATTCGCAAATAGCGCAATCACCGATATTATCGCTACCACCATTCAAAGTCGTAGCGGAGTATTGGCAGATAACTTAACAGAAAACAACGCAATTCTTCAACGATTGAACTCCAAAGGTAATGTTCGCCCATTCTCGGGTGGTAATGTGATCTTGGAAGAAATCATGTACAACGACCCAGCAACCAACAATGCTAATAGCTATAGCGGTTACGAAGTCTTGAACATCACTCCTGATAGCCCAATCTCGGCTGCTCAGTTCAGCATTACGCAGTACGCTGACTCAGTAACCATGAGCGGTCTAGAAATGTTGCAAAACAGCAGCAAAGAAGCAATCATTGACCTGTTAGATGGTCGTATGCAAGTTTCTGAAGCCCGTCTGTTGAACCGCATTTCAGGTGACTTGTATGGTGACGGAACAGGTAATGGCGGTAAGAACATTACAGGTTTAGCCGCTGCTATCAGCACTTCACCTACAACTGGTACATACGGTGGTATTAATCGTGCAAACTGGACTTTTTGGCGTAACCAAGCAACTACTGGTGCTAACTCCGCTGCATTGATCCAAGCCGCAATGACAACTGCTGCTATCAAATCTGTTCGTGGTAATGATAAGGTTGACCTTATTATTGCTGGTAACACTTTGTATTCACGCTATGTTGAGTCGCTTCAGGCTATCCAGCGTATTGCTGGTGTAGACGAAGGTGCAGCAGGTTTTGCTTCCCTCAAGTTCTACGGTGGCGGTATGTCTGCTGATGTGGTACTAGGTGGTGGTATTGGCGCACAAGAGAACGCATTGTATATGTACCTCTTGAACACCGATTACATCTTTTTCCGCCCACACAAAGAGCGTAATTTCGTTCCTATCGGTGGTGAGCGTCAATCGATTAACCAAGATGCAATCGTGAAGCTGTATGGCTGGGCTGGTAACTTAACTTGCTCTAATGCTTCACTCCAAGGTATCTTGACAGGCACTTAATCAACTGACTAATTAAAGGAAAATTATCATGTCATATTCAACTCTCCCCATCGCTGGCGTAGATTTAGGTGAAAATGCTTACACTAACCTAAATTCCGCTGGCACAGCAATTCCAACTATTGGCCCACTCGGTCTGCAAACTTTTGGCGCAGATGGTTTCCGCTATGTGTTTGCACAAGCAGGTGCGGCTATTGGTGCATCGAC